GCGTTTCCATCCGCATTACTCCCTTCTTTCCAGACGATCGCTCTATCAAGTGCACTCATCTCTAAATGCTCTATATCTGCAGTGCCTGCGTGGCTCTGCTCAATAATAAAGTCCATCTGAATGTACAACTTTTCAAACTCGTACGCCAAGGCAGACAAGGCATTATGTACCAAGCTACCTTCCGACTTGACTATCTCATCGCCGATATACTTTTTCATATCAGCAAGGATACTTTTATAATTTTTATCTTCGTACATTTTCATCTACCTCTATACTTCCGAATTTTGTCACTACTCTGAAAGATATATTCAAGCTGTCAGAATTTCTTACAGCTTCAAAATCTTCTATGCTCTCTATGTACTCATTTATCAGCAATGCATCAGTTATTTCACTTTCGCAATCCGTATTTATGTACTCTTCGCTAAGCATATGACCGATGTATTGCTCTAAGCTTGCGCCATAGTCGGCAGAATATATCGCATGTCTAAAGCGTTCTGTATGCATACATAGCCATATCCATACCTTTATAGCTTCCAAGCCTTCAACTATTTTGCCTGTAAGCTGTCCGGTCCGAAAGTCTATGCCGTACTCTTTCGGCACCTTGACCACTTGGCTATCATCTTCCTTTATTGCCTTTGTGTCGCTTAATTCCTGTAAAAAGCTTGGTAGTATGCTCATAGTTTCACCAACTTTCCTAAGACCAAATAAAGGGTTGATGTATAGTCATTCGGATCGCTTCCCTTGACCTTGTATACTGCCACCTTGTCGCCTGCTTGTAAGGGCGATAAGTATGTACTTGTATCTTGCAAACTACCGCCCTCAAGGCATTGCCCTGCTACCTTGCTTGCAAGCTTTACTGTCAAATTTTCATTAAACAGCAAATCCTCAGCCGTCAGTATCAAGTCGCCGATTTTACATGAGTTAGCGCTCACCATTTCAGCCACTTGTATGCCGTCCGATAAATCGCCCGTATTTGTATTTATAAATGCGTCTGTCCAACTCATAATTACTCCATCATTCCTGTGTATTTCTTTCGCTCAGGCTTTGCAGACTTTGGCACTGCAGGCGCCTGTTGTTCTTTGACTGCTTTCTTCACGCTTTCAAGCACTTCTTTTTGCTTACTCTTTTTCTTTGCAGGTGTACCGCTTGACTTTTCGGCCTTGCCTTTGCCTTGCTTTTCTGCTTCTTTCTTTTCTTCTTTCTTCTCAACCTCTTCTTTTATGTCCTTTGTATCCATCAAGCTATCAAATCTAAGTTCAAGCTCCATTTTGTGCGTGCCATTTTCAAAAGTATGACTATCTGAAGCTATCCAGTACTTGCCTGATAGTCCTGTAGCTGTGTCTTTGACCTGTACAAAGTAGCAAGACAAGCAATTTATATCGCCTATAGCCGATATCTTTATCGCCTGAGTCGGCTTGACTTTCAAAAGGTTTTTCGCTCCGGTTGTGGGGTCTATGCCCTCCTCTTTGCTGTAAATCTCTTGAAAGATACCGAATTTCTTTATACTTCCATCATCTTTCACCTCGCCTATCTGCTTACCCTTATCGTCAAATATCAAGACTTTGTTTTTTATATCGTCCATACGCTCAGATATGCTACTTGCGTATATATTTGAGTCTTCAGAAAGTGTAAAGCCTTTTACAGCCCATTCAGTCTTATATACTCCTAAGCCTCTTTTATATATCATCGCAAAGTACTTATCTCCTGTGATGTGATGTGCTTTTGTATATGCAGCCATCACGATATCGTACATCTTCATCTTGTCGCATATCATACTTGAGATATTGACACCTGTCGGATGCAAGTGCCTTATCGGTACTTGTATATCTGCACATACTTGAGCCACTATCGCCTCGGCTGTAAGATTTTTAAAGTTATATTGCCCCGTACTTTCAAGTAGATGCTTCATCATGTCATAAGCTGTAAAGGATATCGTACCTGTTTGGCTTGATTTTTCTATGCCGAAAATTTGTCCAAAGAAGATTTCGCCTTCTTTCACATCCTCAAGTGATATATAGTCGCCTGTAGAAATAGAAGGCAAATTTACAGTATTGTCATAAGGTGCATTTATATAGTCAAAATCTACACTTCTTGCCGCCTCACTTGCCGAACCTTTCCACACTATCCTAGATACTGCATTCGTGATGCTATATATAACTCCTGTATCTTTTATAAGATTTATCTTCATTGACTACCTCATGGAATCACTAAGACTGTACCGTCTCTTATAAGGTTCGGATTACTGCCTATAACACTTTTATTTTGCTCATATAAAGCATGCCAATCTGAAGAACCTGTAAGCTTTCTTGCGATTGAACTTAAACAGTCGCCACGCTTTACTGTATAAGTCTTCGGCTTTTCTCTTGTATCTTCTCTTTTTGTAGTATCCTTTGATGCTGTATCATTGCTTGTAGCCTGTGAAGTGTCTCCACCTGTGACACCTGACTCGGCTACCACACTTGACTGGCTTATAGCTATCTTTCTATGCTCTTTTAAAGTTATAGAAAAGCTTACATCTCCCGTGCCGTCATCTTCTCCCCACTCAAAAGAAGTTACCCTACACGGGAAGTTTATAGGTGTTCCTGTTATTATTACCTTAGTCGGACCGCCTGCCATTATTCTTTCTATCTGCTTTACGTACTGCATAGGATTTTTAATTCTCCTAAATTCACAGTATCCGGAGTTATATTTCTTTGGGAAAAAAGAAGAAAAGGAGACTGTTCTCAGTCCCCTCATTCCACCAAGGTCTACTTCTCCCAAAGCGTTTATATTTACAGTCTCAACGCCCCTACTTCCCTGTATCTTATATTCTGAAGGAAGTACCGGGAAGCGTATCGGACTGCTACCTTTAAGCCATATTTGCACTGAAACTCATACCTCCTCTATTACTCTTAGACGCTATAACTCTTCTTGCTACAGCATCGCCTATCTTTTCTATGTCTGCCTCTTCTCTTACAATGATTTGGTCTGCAAGCTTTGGAATATTGATATTAGTGCTACCGCCTGCCTTGCCCATTCTCACGCTTTCATCGTGCGGATATATCCTTGAGCCGTGTGGAAGGTCGATAATCTCTCCACCTTTTTCGCTTACCTGCACCAATCCACCCATCCAGTTAAGGTCGCCCGTGGCTTTTGCAGGCACGCTTGCAGCAGAAGACTTTCCGCCGCCCGTTACAAAGCTTGCAAGGCCTTTCGCACCATCGATTATACCACCAATCGCACTTTTTAAAGTGTTGAGAGGTGCCATAATCATCTTTACTATACCTGTAAAGAAGTCTTTTATACCTTGCCAAGCCATCTTCCAGTCACCTGTAAAAACGCCTTTAATAAAGGTTATAAGGCCTTTAAAAGTTTGCATTACAGCTTTTACATAATCAATAATGCCGTTTATAAGTCCTGCAAACGCCGATATTGCGATACCTGCCGCCGCCGCTATGCCGTGTCCAAGTACATCAAGTACCACCGCTCCAACCTTTTGAATAATTGGAATTAGTGGCATTATTTTCGCTTTTATAGCTTCAAAATTCGCCTTTAACTTCTGCATTGTCGGAGATGTAGAGTTTAATGCCGCCTTGAAAGTATTAAAATGCGTGATTATTGCAATCACTACCACAGCAATACCCGCTATCGCCGCTATTACAATACCTGCCGGTGATGCTATTGCGGCTATTGCGGTTCTTAATATGCTTCCACCTGCCGAAAGTCCACGAAATCCCCTTGTAGCAATGCTCGCAAATCTTCCCAGTTTTGCGAAAGCACCGCCGACTTTTCCGATTATGCTTATCGTCTTACCGAAAAGTAAAATAGCGGGTCCGACAGCTGCCGCCATCATTGCCCATTTTGCAATCTGTTTTTGCTGTTCCGGACTCATATGATTAAATTTGTCCATCAACTCTGTAATTTTGCTTATAAAAGGTACTATCGCATCAGCTATGGCGGAGCCTGCACTGTACTTAAATACGTCAAAAGTTGACTTAAGTTGTTCCATAGCACCACCCGGACCGCTCATAAGTGCATCGGCCATCTCTTTTGATGCACCTGTCGCACCCTCTATGCTATCTTTATAACCTTGTAGTGCTTCCATTCCGGGACCTTTTATAAGCGTTAGCCACTTTCCAGCTTGATTCACTCCAAAGATTGACTGTGCGGCATTTATCTGTTCTAAGTCTGTTAAACCTTCAAAACCTTTTTGAAGTTCTCCAATAACTTCTGGCATTGACTTCATTTTTTCATTAGCATCATATATGTTTATTCCAAGATCTTTCATTACACCAGTAGCCTCTGCTTCGTGCTTTGAAAGTCTTTGTAATCCGCTAACAATTGCCGTTGCTCCGACTGATGCAGTTACACCCGCATCACCATATACTCCTGTTATTGTTGCCAAGTCTGAAAAGCTCCAACCTACAGTCTTAGCCATAGAGCCTGCAATGCTCATAGTATCAAATAAACCTTCGACATTAGTATTCGCCTGTGCTTGCGCTTTGGCCATCATATCGGCATAGTGTGTCGCTTCATTTGCATCCGCTCCGAAAGCTTTCAAAGTAT